AAAATAAAACAACCCTAAACCAAACAAAACAAAACAAAACAAACACAAACAACACACGCTCCCCAAGCTCATTACATTTGTAGAGTGATCTTTGTCATCCTACTCTTTGTGAGCTTTTCCGCAAATCAACCTGCTTGCTTTTGCGCCCCCTTCACCTTCACTCTCGCTCCCATGGAGCAAACCCTAGCTCAAGCTGTGTCACGGAGAAACAAAACAGACACACCTATGGCAGAAGAGCGGAAACATTTCAGCCCCATGAATTTTTCCGCAAACTTTGTTGCTCCTGAGCTCTTTTATAGTGCTAATGTGAGGAAAATCAAAAATATCTTCAAAGAGCGCAGCACAACTCGGTTTCTGGACGCGATTTCAAGTGACTTTGAGCTTGTCGCTTTTCTCACCTTGAGTCCTGCTCATTTAATGCAACTTGAAACAGTTCTGCGCCAAGAGATGCGTTCGTGCGCTGTGCCAATTGTCACCTCTGATGCTAGCTTTGAAACAGTTGCTGTCATCAAAACCGCTCTGGATGGCATGAGATTTCACTTTGGATACACTACTCTTGAAAAGGGGTGGATATCTATGATGCGCCATGCGGAGAGTTGCCTGCAAGAGAGCTCTTCTTCGGCTGTGAATGATCTGCAGACGCCAATTAAACGTGTTGGATCACTGCTCCTGAGTGGAAAAAATCGCGTAGAAGGCTGCGAACTATCTGTCTTGAACCTCACCGCGCGACGTTTCAGGATCGAATATGGGCTAAATGGTACATACTTTGGCGAACATGTTGCTATGCTACGCGACTTAAAACGTTATATCTATGGTACCGTACCAAAAGAGTTTTTGTGGGCGAAAACCAAAAAGCACTTACCGTTCACAATCCCCGCGTGGATCACGCGTACGCCCATCGACTGTTTCTTGTTCTGTCTTCGCGTTATCCCTATCTTACATAGGTTTGGTGTTGCCATGTCACTTATTTACTTTTCGTGTGTTGCCGCTTTAAATTTTCCTGCTTTTATGGGTTTCTTATTTAAGCGTCAGTTCGCTAAGTATTTAGCTCACTCTTTTGCTAAACACTCCATCTACTTTATGTTTTTAACTATAGTTGCTATTTTATGGTCTTTCCGCACTTTTACTTCTCAAAAACCAAAAATAGTGCTTCAGGCTAGGAGCACAGCAGAAAAAGAGAAAAAGCTTATGATGATTCTAGCTAGTGTCGTTGGGATCACTTACCTCTTCGACTACGACATAGCAGAAGCTCTTGGGAATTGTCTACATAAAATAAGCCGTCTGTCCTCATATCTTCTCGACGACCATCAAGGCATTGCATCACGAATGTTTGGAGCAAGCTACGGGCTTCAGGCTGGCGACAGTGCTGAGGATGCAGTCACAACGATAATCAGCGACTTACTGTCTGTTACTTTTAAAATTGTGGATGAAGACGCATCGCAGGGCACCGTGGAGGACGCATCTGAGACAACCTTCCACAGTTGGGTTGGTGTTAACACACTTGCAGGCCGCAATATGTCAAGACCACTCCAGTATAGCGTCAATAAAACGTATGCACTCACACCTCAAAATGTCCAGCTCCAAGCGCGAGCTATGGCAGACGCTAACAACTGCTGGTCAATGGTTGTTGGTCATACAGGATCTGGAAAGTCCACATACTTACCTGTGCAGTACTCCAACTACTTGTCCACTAAGAGTGATAGGCGACAGCAAATTCTTATCTGCGAGCCAACTCAGGCTGCCACTGAGAATGTTTGCGCTGGCGTCGCTGCCAATCTTGGCAGAGCTGTTTATGGGCGCCATGAGGGTTGGTCCAGAATGGGGGATCATTGCATTCAAGTTATGACGTATGGTTCTGCGCTCCAGTGTCACGCCATGGACCCCAGCTTCATATCAACTTTCGACGCAATTTTTCTTGATGAAGCACACGACGTTAAAGAGCACTCTCTAGTCTTTGAGAGCATTTGTGACACATTCAAATCCGTTCGAAAGTTCTATGTTTCAGCAACTCCCAGAGATGGCAGTGTTTGTCCTGAAGCAGCTAGGAAATATCCTTTACATGTTGAAACTAGCGTTTGCGATTCGTATCGGAAGTTCATTGCAGCTCAAGGCGGGGGAGATTTGTTGGACATCTCAAAACATGACACAGCTTTAGTTTTTCTAGCGGGACGGCCCGAGTGTATTAAAGCTGCTAATGCCTGGAACGCTAGTGTCACTGGTGAGAAGCGCGCCTTTTCCTTGTCGAGCGACAACTTTGCTACTGACTTCTCAATGCTAACTGAGAGGCTCAAAACACACAAAACCATCATCTTCACCACGAACATAATTGAAACAGGTGTTACTCTCAGCGTTGACTGTGTTGTGGATTTCGGCCACACAATGCGCCCATGTTTAGATCTCAATCAAAAATCATTGCGTCTTGATCGACGCAAAGTGACGCGGAACGAAAGACAGCAGAGAATTGGGCCAACAGGTCGGCTCAAAGATGGATACGCCATAGTGTGTGGAGATGTTGATAGAGCTGTGAACGTCATCTCTCCTGATGTTCTTTATGGAGCTGCTCTTCTGAGTTTTAAACACAATGTGCCTTTCTACATGAACGAGACATTTGAGAGTTCCTGGTTGAAGGGTGTTACAAAGGCACAAGCAGACACAATGACAATCTTCAAGCTTCCCATATTTCTAACACGAGATCTCATCAATGCAGATGGCTCAGTTGCTAAGGAGTTTCTCGATGTCCTAAAGAAGCATCAATTCACAACAAGCGACATAAAGCAAGCACCAAGTATCACAGCCAAACATATCTTCCCAACTTGGGCTTCATACTTCTCTCTCCACCAAGCACTTCATTATGGTGATGACAAGGATGAGATACCACACGAATTGCGATATGCGCGTGTTCCCTTCTCCGTCACAACTTTGAGCAAATTCGATTGGCCTGCCTTAGCTCTTGCATGTGAGAAACATAGAGCTTCCATGTCAAATGTGTTTGCTGGCATCGAGGAACCTGCACGCGTTGTCACTCTACAAACAAATCCTGCGAACATCCAAGCGAGCATCACACATTTAATGCACATGAGTAAGAACTACAAAACTCTTATTGAAAATAATCAGCACGTGCGCCAATCCATGATGACGAATGTCATGTATAAGTGGTTCTCTTCCACTCGCATCACTAAAGATCTTGATAGAAACTTGCGAAGATGCACGGATAACCTTGCAGTTGTCGAGGCCACGCTCAGCTCACTTAGACAAATCTTAGCTGGCAACACGCAGGTTCATGCAACGCCACACATGCAGAGCACCCTTGAGGATATTATTGGGCTCCAAGCTAGCGACACACTTACGGAAGAGAGCTTAGCAAGCGCACTTGGCATCTTTGTTCCGAAGAGCAACCTCTTTCTGCTGCTAGCTACCAAAGGTTTTAAACTTGTGTACGTTATCTGCATCTTACTTCTTGTGAACCTTGTTTATATTGGTCTTCGCAAGTGGCGCGAACATCTTAAGCAGAAAGGAAGCGATGAAATCCTAACTAACACAATGCCAGTTAGCGAAGGGGGGGAAATTCTCGCCGAGGTCATGAAAATGGAGCCCAAAATGAGAAAGAACATCAAGAGGGATATGGATGAAGCCGTTGAGAGCAAACTATGTGGTTTCACCTTTGTTTTTCCAGATGATGACAAAATTGGTCTTGAAGGTAAGGGAAACAAGTACCGCCCTCGCGAAGATGCTCGTCTCATGTACTCCACTAGGGAAGACGCCACCTTTGACGCTTGGAATGAGAAAGCAAAGGAAAGGCGTAAGAAGGTCACCGACAAATCTGAGCCAGAGCTTCGCAGAGCCTATGAAAAGAGACCGTACTTCAATTTCTACGACCTTCAAACAGATAGCAACATTCTGGAAGCCATTTTCTACACCACTGAAGGCGATGAGTTTTTCCGAACAGCAGATCCCAATAAGGACATGAACTTGGTTGCTGACAAACTGCGCTCTTTTCTCGACACAAAGCTTGTTGTTGGACACCACCAGCGGAAGCTACTAGAAGAAACAGCTCAGGTTGTTATCAAAGATACGAAGGGAACTGCACACAAGATGGAGATTTCACAGCATGATCCAGACTGTCTAAAGCAGAATGGGTCCGGCAAAGTTGGATATCCAGAACACCGGGGGCAGTTTCGGCAGGAAGGAGTTGCCATCACATCGGATTACGATCTTGGAGTTGAGTTTGGCACCGATACCGATAACATCACGCTTGAAGCCTCTACTGGGATATTATTGTCACAAGTCGGGGTCGACGTCGCAACTCGAGTTGGAAGAATTAGCATTGGTACTTTCAACATGAACTGTTACTTCTACAACGACTGGATTCTGGTTCCGGGACACCTGCAAGACAGATCCGGCAACGTAACAATTCAATTTCCTGATCAAACAGTGCAAACCACAACTGATGCACTCAACGCAAATGGTGTGAAACGATTCTATGGATTAGATGTGATAGCAATTCGGCGCCCTGCTATCTTGAGACCTCGCACCAAGTTGGTCAAAGCTTTTGCTATTGAGGAACCGGTTATCGCACAAATGGTCTTTGTTGACGCACAGGGAGTTCGTAAGTTTACACAATCTGATTGGGCCAGAAAGGGGGAGAATTCCGGGCGTTGGTCGCACAAGATTTCCACTGTTCTTGGCATGTGTGGATGCCAGTTTTGGACGTTGGAAAGACAGATTGATGGAATCCATGTTGCCACAAACTACACAAAGAAGCGCAACGAGTTCCAACCCTTCACTCAGGAGGTCGTTGATTTTATAAATGGACCTGGAACAAAGATCCCCTACTGCCCATGGGTATTCGATAGACCGGCTTGTGGGTATGCATCCCACACAGCTTTGTTCGAGAAACCAACCACACTAACTGACGTCATTCACATGCAAGCTTCTGATGGTTTGCACAACATCAACAATGCCATTGAGGGTTTTGGGAGCTCACTGAGGGGTCAGCTCGTGTCACCACCCACTGAATCCACCAGGCAACGTTTCGATAAGCTGTTTGGTAGTGGCAGCTTTGAGCTCATTGGGCAAATGAACAAAGGCTTAATCGACAAGCACGTGATTGTTGGGGAAAATGATGATGTTTACGACTTCATGCGTGAGCACCCAACATTTACTTGGTTGAAAGATTTCATGAATGAGTATGCGCCTAGTGTTTTGTCTTACTCTGCTTACTACAAAGATCTTTGCAAGTATAATCGTGCAAAACACGTGCTCACTTACAACCCAGAAGAGCTCCATTATGCGACGAAAGGACTGATCAAGATGTTGGAAGACGCTGGCTTGACACAAGGCAGTGTGAGGACACCCCAACAAGTCATTTCGGACATTCAATGGAACACTTCCGCTGGACCGAGCTATCAAGGAAAGAAACGCGACCTCTGTGCCCATTTGAGTGATGATGAGGTGCTGCATCTCGCTGAGGTGTGTCGCCAACAATTTCTCGAGGGCAAGTCAACCGGAGTATGGAATGGTTCTTTGAAAGCTGAGTTGAGAACCATCGAGAAAGTTGAGCCGGAGAAAACGCGTGTTTTCACAGCCTCTCCCATAACAAGCTTGTTTGCTATGAAATTCTACGTTGATGATTTTAACAAGAAGTTCTACGCTACCAATCTGAAAGCCCCCCATACTGTTGGCATCAATAAGTTCGGTAGGGGATGGGAAAGATTGCATGATAAGCTTAATCGCCCTGGATGGTTGCACGGCAGTGGAGATGGTTCTAGGTTCGACAGCTCTATCGATCCTTTCTTCTTCGACGTTGTGAAAACTATTCGCAAGCACTTTCTCCCTTCTGAGCATCACAAAGCCATTGATCTCATATATGATGAGATTCTCAACACAACCATCTGCCTAGCTAATGGGATGGTCATCAAGAAGAATGTTGGAACACAGCGGCAGCCTAGCACTGTTGTCGATAACACACTTGTGCTTATGACTGCATTTCTCTACGCATACATTCACAAAACAGGAGACCGCGAATTGGCCTTGCTAAACGAGCGTTTCATCTTTGTTTGCAATGGCGATGACAACAAGTTTGCCATATCTCCACAGTTTGACGAAGAGTTTGGGCATGATTTTTCCCCAGAACTTGTTGAACTTGGACTCACGTACGAATTTGATGACATCACTAGCGACATTTGCGAGAATCCTTATATGTCCCTCACCATGGTGAAAACCCCTTTTGGCGTTGGTTTTTCTCTTCCCGTGGAAAGAATCATAGCCATCATGCAATGGTCCAAGAAAGGGGGAGTTCTGCACTCATATTTGGCTGGCATTTCCGCAATTTACGAGTCCTTCAACACACCAAAACTTTTCAAATCAATCTATGCATATCTTCTTTGGCTCACTGAGGAGCACGAAGCAGAAATTCTCGCAGCCATGACTCAATCCTCAACTGCTCTTCCCATACCATCAATGCTCGATGTTTATCGGTTGCATTATGGTGATGATGAAATTTGGCTACAAGCTGCTGACCCTCTCACTGATGCGCAAAAAGAAGCTGCACACACTGCTGCAGCTGATAGAGCACGCCTCGACCTAGCCGATGCTGATCGTAGACGTAAAGTTGAGGCCGACCGTGTGGAAGCGGCAAGAGTCAAAAAGGCAGCTGATGCTGCACTAAAACCAGTTAACCTCACAGCAACACGCATGCCCACAGAAGATGATGGCAAACTTAAAACACCATCTGGCGCTAGAATACCATCATCAGCTGCAGATGGTAACTGGAGCGTGCCAGCAACGAAGCAAGTTAACGCTGGTTTGACACTTAAAATTCCCCTGAATAAGCTCAAAAGTGTACCCAAGTCTGTTATGGAGCATAACAACTCAGTTGCACTCGAATCTGAGCTAAAAGCCTGGACTGATGCTGTGCGCACAAGTTTAGGTATCACAACTGATGAGGCATGGATCGATGCCCTCATTCCCTTCATCGGATGGTGCTGCAATAATGGCACCTCAGACAAGCATGCTGAGAATCAAGTAATGCAAATTGACAGCGGAAAGGGAGCTGTCACAGAGATGAGTCTGTCCCCATTTATTGTTCATGCTCGAATGAATGGTGGACTCCGAAGGATCATGCGCAACTACAGTGATGAAACCGTCTTACTCATCACAAACAACAAACTAGTTGCACATTGGTCAATGAAGCATGGCGCTTCTGCAAACGCAAAATACGCTTTCGATTTCTTCGTCCCACGATCATGGATGAACCCACAGGATATCGAAGTGTCAAAGCAAGCGCGCTTAGCAGCACTTGGAACTGGAACGTATAACACCATGTTAACTTCCGACACTACCAATCTGCGTAAGACAACCAACCACAGGGTTCTGGACTCAGATGGACACCCAGAACTAACCTAAACCATCACCCCGTGCCTTATACATCACCCACCCCCGCTCATAATTCAGTCTTTAAATTATGTTCGTGACGTCTTTGTATCAGGCTCGGAACGGTTCTATGATCCATATGCCTTTGGCAGTTACAATGTCAGCATTCTCATTGAGGAGTATGACAGCGTTTGATCAGCCGTTTTCAATCATCCGTCGTTGGATGGTGGTGCACTTAGTGCACTTACGAGTACCAGAAGGTAATG